TACGAAACTTCAGACGAAGAAGTAGAAGAAAAAGCTACTGACAAGTCTGCAGCGGAGCAAATGCGCGAATATGTTGAAAAAGTAACACCAAAAATGGGTGACAACGGTGCTAACACCAAGTCAGTTGTAGCTGGTAAAAACGACATGGGCGGAGATGCTTCTAACTTGGTAAAAGGTGGAGAAGAAAAAGGCATGAAAGCAAAAGCACCTAAGGTAGAAGATCACGGTAACGTGAACGTACCTGGTGGTAAAGCTGCTGATTCTTTGAAATCTATGCCAAAAGGCCACGGCGCTGAGAAAAAAGGCGCAGGCGAAACAGCTGACAACAAAAAATCTGTTGTAGGCAAATAAGAAGAAGTAAGGAAATCTAGATGAGAAACTTACAAGAGCATTTGACATTTGACCAAGCTAATATAGTGCTTGAGAATGCCAACGAAGGAAAAGACCTTTATTTAAAAGGTATTATGATCCAAGGTGGCGTTCGCAATGCTAATCAGCGAGTGTATCCTGTAAATGAAATAGGCAGGGCTGTCAAAACTCTCAATGATCAAGTTATGAACGGGTATAGTGTCCTCGGCGAAGTTGATCATCCAGAAGGACTTAATATTAATATTGACCGTGTAAGCCATATGATAACTGAATGTTGGATGGATGGTGACAACGGTTACGGAAAGTTGAAAATATTACCAACACCGATGGGGAACCTAGTTAAAACGATGCTTGAAGCAGGCGTTAAACTAGGGGTCTCGTCACGTGGTAGTGGTAATGTAGCAGAAGACGGTAGCAATACCGTCTCTGACTTTGAAATAATCACTGTGGACGTTGTGGCTCAGCCTAGCGCCCCTGGTGCATATCCTACACCAATTTATGAACATTTAATGAATGCACGTGGGGGAATGAAGGCATACGAATTAGCACAGGCAACAAAACACGACACAAAGGCACAAAAGTATCTTAAGGAATCACTAATCAACATGATTAGTAAACTCCAATGAAACAGGAGAATGTAATGATAGATGCACTAAAAACTCTATTTGAAAACGATGTTGTTTCATCTGAGATTAGAGAACAAATTGAAGAAGCTTGGGATGCAAAAGTTCAGGAAAACAAAATGCAGGCAACTGCTGAGTTACGTGAAGAATTTGCACAAAAGTATGAGCACGATAAGTCAACTATGGTTGAAGCTATTGACTCACTACTATCTGAGCGTCTTGCTGAAGAGATTGCAGAGTTTGCGGAAGACCGTAAGCAGCTAGCAGAAGCAAAAGCAAAATATGCTATTGCAATGCGTGAAAATGCAGATCTACTAAAGGGTTTTGTTGCTGAAAACTTAGCAAGCGAAATTAAAGAATTGAGAGCAGACAAAGTAGCAATGGCTGAATCATATGCCAAGCTAGAAGAGTTTGTTGTTGAGTCTCTAGCAGGTGAGATTGCAGAATTCAATGAAGACAAAAAAGATTTAGCAGCAACAAAAGTACGACTAGTACGTGAAGCTAAATCACACTTCGCTAAGGTTAAAGCTAACTTTATCGAAAGAAGTGCTACCGCAGTATCTGAAATGGTTGGCAAATCACTGAAAGGTGAAATTGCTGCACTAAAAGAAGATATTGATACAGCACGTAGAAACGACTTTGGTCGTAAAATCTTTGAAGCATTTGCAAATGAGTATACAACTTCACACTTGAATGAAAATTCAGAAGTTGCAAAACTTATGAGCGTACTAGCTGCTAAAGACAAGCAACTTGTAGAAGCTAAAGCATTTGCTACAAAAGCAAAAACTCTTGCAGAATCAGTAAACAAAGAGAAATCACGTTTAGTTGAATCAGCACGTAGAGAAAAGATTATGAACTCGCTAGTAGCGCCTTTGGGCAAAGACCAGCGTGAGATTATGACGGACTTACTGGAAAGCGTACAAACTGACAGACTTCAAAAGTCTTTTGACAAGTACCTACCATCGGTTATCGACGGCAACACTCCAGCAAAGCGTAAGGCACCACTTACAGAAGGCAAAGAAGTAACAGGCAATAGGGAAGAAACAAAAATGACAACTAAAGCAGACGATAGTAATAATGTATTAGATATACGCCGTCTTGCTGGATTAAATTAAGGAGATAATGATGTCAGAACTACTAGAATCACGCTGGGTAGACACCAAAAACGCTCT